AAGCTGTTGCACCTTCAGGTAAAGGAACTTGTGTAGATGCACTTTGACCTGTTGTTAATAAAGTTACAGTGTAACTGTCACCAGCTCCACCTCTAGTAGTTCCGTCTTCTACAAAAAATACTCTGTTAGCGTTACCACCTGTTGTTGATGCAGGCATGGCTAAACTTGCATTACCAGATAAAGTTCCTACAACTTTAATGTAAAGGTTTTTACCATTCGCGCTCGACGATCCGTCAGCCAAGCTTAATGTAGTTGTGCCAGTGCTTAAAGTTACTTCTACATAACCTGACACTGCTTGTTGTAATAATTGTAAATTAGTATTTGTAATAGTTCCCCATAGACCAGCTTTCTCACCGGTTGCGACTAATTCTAATGATAAATCTGTTGAATAACTTGATGCCATATTAATAAGGTTTTATTGGTGTCCAAACCATTGTTGCTCCTGGTACTATGTCGTTCCACGTAATAACTCCTGGTTCTACTGTATTTAATGATAAACTAGAACCTGTAGGACTTATATTTGCGTCAGCAGTTATTGTAACATTACCTGTCGCCAAGGTCAAGTCAACACCTGATGGTAAAACATTAACATCTGTGCTGATAGTAACATTACCCAGATTTAAAGTTACTTGTGATCCTGTAACAGTGTGGTCCACATCTGTTCTGATGCTTAAAGTTCCAAGACCTAAAGTTACTTGATTTGGTGTTAAATTTTCTGTTACAGCGTCTGCGATAATACCTACACTACCGATTGTAATAGATAAACTATTACCTGTTACGGCTACTGATACATCTGAATCGGGTCCTGATGTAGCAAATGGTAATGCTGATATTGCGTCAAATCCTAAACTCATAAAATTCCTTAAAAGGAGACAGGGGGTATGTGGTGGTGCCCTGCCTCCATTTAAAGATTATATCATCGTTTAAACCAGGAGGGAAGACCTAAATGTGGACGCTTGTCGAACATATTATCCTTCGCTCCTGGGGTCTTACGATTGTTATAATGCAGAAAAACTTGTACGCATTCTTTACCTTTGAATTTTTCTCGCCAATGTTCTAACTCACATCCAGAATAGACTAACATATCGCCTTGTTTTAAATCTACTTTAATACCTTTTTTACCTACTTCTCCAGATGGCTCTAGATATATAGGCCAATCATCACCAGCAAGATTCATAGTAGTAGATATCTCACAACTAAATCTATCTTTGTGTCTTTTAAGTTCGTCACCTTTTTTATATATTCTTGCATAAGTATAAGCTGGATATAATTTTAATCCTGTTGCTTTTTCCATACCTGGTTGACATTTAAGTAATAAAGTCTCCATAGCCATATTAGCATATTGAGAATATGTGTTTGGTATCTGTTCATTCTCTCCTTCATAATATCCTATGATAGTTTCAAATGGAGAAAAGTATCTTGATTGTCTACAAGTATCATAAACTTGTTTTTGCATTAAAAAATAATTTGCAACAAAAGCTGCTAGGTCTTTTGATATTGCTTGACGGATAACTGTGTATTTATTTTTTTTAAACGACATCTTTAGCCATTTCTTTTGGCACTGCTTGTATATTCCAATGTATAAATCTAAATGGTTCAATACCAAAGTCGACTGCATATTCGTGTTCCAAATAACCTGGAAATATAATTAATGTTCCAGGTTTAGGTTTAAGATGAAATTGTTCGTGACCTGCCCATACACCTTTTAAGTCTGGTTTCATTTTTAATTTTGTACATCTTGCACCGGTCTTCGGTTCGTGAAATACAGGATAAGAAGTTTTATCACTACATTTTAAAAAGTAAAAACCTGATACGTGTTGATTCCAATGTATGTGTGCAGAATGATGTCCACCACCTTTTTTAGCAAACTCTTGTACCCACATCTCACTAAACATTGTTTGATATTGTGACATATCATAACCTTGGTGATCTAAATATTCCCAAGACTTTTGACCAATGTAATTTCTAAAATCTAAAAAATCATTGTCAGCTGTTAATGGTGTTGAATGATATGATCTTCCAAAGTCGCCGTGTTTTTTTATAAAATCTTTTTCTCTTGTTCTTGCATCTTTAACATATTTGTTACTTGCTTTGTTTAACGATTTAACAAACTCTGGTTTTTCCTCACTCCATACTACAGTTGGAAAATAACTATTTATAAACATTATTTAAAAGGCCTCCCTAAATGCCATACCACAAGACTATATCTTGTGCCTGATGTTACTGGTTTAACTCTATGCCACACAAAACTTGGAAATACAATAATAGATCCTTTTGGTAATATCTCTTTACATTGCACTCTATGTTTTGATTCGTCTCTCATATGTGGATCATAGTTTCTAAAATCAAATTCTAATTCACCGCCTTTGTATTCTGATCCATCTGTTAACTGACAAGTCATAGATAGTTTTCTAATTTTACCATTGTCAGGTCCTTCTTTTTCATAAGGTTTATCCCAACTATCACAATGCCAGTCGTAGTATTGGTTTAGTTTATATTTTGTAAACTGACAAGATTCTGATCTGTCCCAGTCAAAATTCCAACCTGCCATTTCATTTGCTCTATGTACATACGGATGTAATTCTTTGTATATCCAAGTATCATTAAGCCATACTAAATCAGAATTTCTTTTTCTTTTTAAATCTAATACTTCTTCTTTTTTTAATTTTCTATCACCATAACCACCAGTTCTAGCCATAACTTCTTTTTGTGATTTAGCATATTCTATGACATCATCACAAAATTTAGGTGTTAATACACCACTAAAATACCAATAGTAATTAGATATATTCATAAGTTATTGTTTGTACAAAATTTAAACTATCCTTTTGATTGTTAGTTAGGTAATACATATTAGTTGATGGAAACATAATAAACATATTATTTGTAAGTGGTATATCCCAAGATCTACCTTTACGCCTATTGTCTTCATAGTGTATTCTGACCATACAGTTTTTTACTTTTACACCATAGAGTAATGTATAATCTGGTGAATTACGTAAATCCACAGGATCTATATTTAACAATGGAATTGTTGTTTCTTGAGGCTTATACATATTACCCCACGTTTCTTTATTAACTAAAGTAAATCCATAATCTAAATTTATATAATCTCTTATATAAGTGTTCAACATATCGAATGTTCGTGAAAATGGAAAAGGTGAATCTGTAACTTCTGAATTTAATATATCTTTTTGAAGTTTATCTCGGTCAATGTCCCAGCCTTTAGGCATCGCCACATCACCATAATATAGAGCTTGCTCTGTTAATACTTTCTTCTGCATACCACCACCATTTTTAATTTATGCTAATCGATCTGTCAAGTCCCAAGACTGGCCTGATTCATTCCAATCATAACCCCAAGAATGTGTGCCAGCTTCATTTTGTGAAGTTTGTTCTGCAGTTAATGCAGGAGCATCACCAATTGGTGATTTCCATTGTGCAGTTGTAGTATCTTTTACCCAAGATGCAAAAGGTGATTTAGGCCAAAAGATATTGTTATCTTCGTCCCAAGTATAACCTATACCTGCGTAATTTCCTCTAAATGCTTTTGAATCATCACCAGATGAATGTTTGTTAGCTGATGTATTGTAAGATGTTTGAATCCACATTTGTGCAGGCCAGTTGTTATGTGTTTCTAACCACTGTTGACCTACTGTTTCATCCTCAACACCATCAGCGTTTAACATCTTATCATTATCCATAGTTAATACTTGGATAACTTTTCCGTTAGCTCCTAGTTTTGCAAAATGTGCCATAATGTTTCTCCTTATATATTAATTTTAATTACCATTCAACTATTGAAATTTATATCTTATTACTACTATACCAGATCCACCATTTTGACCTGCTTGTGGTTGATGACCTCCGCCACCTCCACCACCGCCTGTATTGGTAGTTCCTGCTATCGCATCAGTGCCAGGATATCTACCTCCTGCACCACCTGTACCACAAGGAGATCCAGCTGGTATTGTAAAACCAGTTCCTGGTCCGATACCACCGCCAGCACCACCAGCATACGAAACCGCCGATCCAGTAATTTGTGTTGGAGTTCCAACTCCACCTGTACCACCTTTTCCTGGACTTAAAACAGGTTCACCACCTGGTCCACCTGCTCCACCGCCACCACCACCACCAACAGCCCCTGTTGGTGAATAACTTCCAGAGTGCATTCCTCTTCCACCAGGATTTCCTTGAGATGGACTTACTACAGGAGTATTTCCTGTTCCTTTATTAGATGATGGAATACAGGATATACTAGGAACTGAAGTACCTCCACCTCCACCTCCACCTGATCCACCATTAGCTCCAATAACCGCTGCATTACACGGAGCTACACTACCACAATAAGTTCCTGATCCGCCTCCACCTGCTGAAGTAATAGTTGTTGTACCTGCAAAAGTTGAAACAGATCCATCTGTGCTTCTTCCAGAAGAAACACCTGGACCACCTCCTCCAACTGTAACTGGATAAGTTGCTGCTGCAACTGGTAAACCATTATTTGTACCTGAAGTACAAGCTAATGGACTTGCTGTATAAGGAGTCTGAGGGCTTTTACCTTCACGATAACCACCTGCTCCGCCACCACCACCACCGTTAGCAGATCCGCCACCACCACCAGCTACCACTAAATAAGAAATTTCATTTGATCCTAAAGCATTACCTGCACAAGTAACTTGAAAAGTTCCTGGACCTGTAAATGTGTGAACTTTGAAATTTGTGCAAACTGTTGTGATTGTTCCACCAGTTGCTGTAATAAACTGTGCTGTTGATGCTTGTGATTGTAAACCATCATCTGTTACTAACCAACCTTGCGTTGAATCTATAAATACTAATGTTACTGCAATACCTTCAGTATTTAAAGTTGCATTAACTGTTGAACCACCAATTTTGTCTGAACCGTTTTGAACTAATGTTACATTATTTGTATCAAAAGTTCCTGCATAATCTTTAAATGCAACTACTGCTCCTGCAGTTCCTGCTGGCAGATTAACTGATATTGTACCAGCAGTTGTGTTTAAAAAATATCCTTCACCAGCAACTGCTGTAAAACCTGAATCTGAATTTGTCTTAACTGTTGTTGTCCAAGACGCTGAACCTGTTGCACCAAAGTTTGTCGCCGTTCCTTGGTTATTAATTGTTGCACCGCTAGGAATTGTGAACGTATCGCCACTATCACCTAGGGTTACCGTTGTTCCGGATCGTGGGCTAATTTTATTTACTTTTATTTCACTCATAATTATTTATATTTATACCTTAATATTACAATTCCGCTACCTCCAGCACCATTACTAGGTCCAGGAAGAGAACCAGAAGCTCCTCCGCCTCCACCTGTATTTGCAGTTCCTGCTGTTCCAGCAGCAGCTCCACTAGGTCCTTTATTACCACCAGCACCACCGCCACCTGTTCCACCCGAACCACCTGAGTTACACGCAGGAGTACAAGCTCCACCTCTACCGCCCCCTCCTGCAAAATATCTAGCTCCTGATACAGGACCAGTTGTTCCATTACAACCAGCAAAACCTGCTTGAACTACAAAAGAACCCTCACCACCATTCGCACTTTGACCAACTTGCCCTGCTCCACCACCGCCTGCTGATATACCAGAAGAATCTCCAGGACTACTAGGTGCATCTCCACCATTTTGTCCTTGTGGAGGACTTACTGGTGGCGTGTTTCCTGCTCCTCCAGAATTGTTTGAACCTGCTCTACCGCCACCTCCTGATCCACCAGCTGCTGCAGTTTCGGGTGAGTTACTTCCACCACCTCCACCACCACCTGCTGATATTATTGTGCTAAAAATTGAATTTGATCCTGAATTACCTTTTACATTAGATGGGCCTGAAATTTGTGCTCCACCACCTCCTACAGTAATTGGAAAAGCTGTAGCTGTAACTGTTATACCAGAAGGGTTAGCTAAAGGAGAGGTCTGTGGACCTGGCATACAAGTGTCATTAGATACTCTAAAACCTCCTGCTCCACCACCACCTGCACTACCCTGATTACCATTTGACATACCACCAGATGCTCCACCTGCTACCACTAAATAATCTACTGCATTATTTGCTGAACAAACTGCTGCTTGAGAAACTGTGAAAGTACCAGGACCAGTAAAAGTGTGAATTTTAAAATTTCCACAACAAGTAATAGTGCCACCTGTTGCAACTAAAAATGCGTTTCCTGTAGCATTAGATGTTGAATCTTGCACGTTTTTCCAACCCTCTGTATCATCAACATAAACAAAAGTTAATGATTGACCTTCTGTGTTTGCTACAAAATCAGCATTTACTCCACCAATTTTTTGAGAGCCATTAGGTGATATTGTTAAAGCGTTATTTTGAAAAGTATTAGTGTAATCAACAACAGATACAATATTACCTGCTGTACCTGCTGGTAAGTTCATTGTAAATGCACTTGAAGATGTATCTGCAAAAAACCCTTGTCCATTAACTGCTGTAAATGTTCCTGTTTTAATTGATCCTGTTTGCCAATCTACAGTTCCTGTTCTACCAAATCCTGTCTGACTTGCACCTGATGCTAAAGCAACAGTTTTTCCACAACCACCTACAGTTAATGTAGATCCTGATTCTGTCGTTATTGTATTTACTTTAATTGTACTTGTCATAATTATTGAAATTTATACCTTATTATTACTATACCAGAACCACCCGTTCCACCTGTACCTCCTGGACCTGGGTTTCCTGAACCTCCACCGCCACCGCCACCACCAGTATTAGTTGTTCCTGCGGTTCCATTACCACCATTTCCTGGACCTCCAGCTCCTCCACCTCCTGGTGTTGCACTTGGGGTTGCTCCGCTTGACATAAAAGCTCCTCCACTTCCACCACTTGCTCTTGCAGTTGGTGTTCCATTTATTGAAGTTGTAGCGCCTGCACCACCTAATGCTCCAAGATAAGCAGTAGGGCTTGGGCTTGGTGAACCAGTGCCAGCACATTCCCCACCAACTGCAGTTGCTCCCCCTCCAGCACCAGCACCTTGATATGGACTAGACTGTGCACATCCTCCATTATTTCCTTGAGGCGGACTAACTGCAGGGTCGTTTCCATTTCCTTTTACTCCTGGTGAAAAAGCTGCTCCACCACCTGAACCACCTGGATTACCACCATATAGATTTGGAGTTGGAGGTGGTGAATTACCTCCTGCACCAAAACCACCACCAGCTGACGATATTGTTGAAAAACTTGAAACTGAACCATTAGCACCTGGTGTTCCTGCTGGAGACGGACCACCCGCACCACCTGCACCAACTACAATAGGAAAACCCGTAGCTGTTACTGGAATTCCTGTAGGTGCTCGTAAAGGAGATCCCGTATAAGAATCATTTAAACCTAATCCCTCTCTATAACCACCAGCTCCACCACCGCCACCTCCGACGTTGGAAGCAACAACTCCACCACCACCTCCGCCACCAGCGATTACCATATATGAAACTGTATTTGAACCTCCTGCATTACCGGCACAAGACACACAGAATGTTCCGGGTCCAGTAAATGTATGAATTTTAAAATTACCACAAGTAGCAACAGTATTTCCACCTGTTGCTGCTACAAACTGAGCAGCTGCTTGAGATGTTGCGTCTTCATTAATAAATGACCAACCTTTTGTTGAATCCATAAAAACGAACGTTACAGATAATCCATTTGTGTCTAAATTTGTATTTCCTGCTGTTCCATCCATATTAGAACCATTTCTAGCCATTATAACTTTGTTAGTTCCAAAAGTTCTAGCGTAATCTTTTATTGCAACCACATTTCCAGCGCTTGGTGATGCGGGTAGAGTTACGGTTATGTCAGAACCACCACTTGTATTTACAAAATATCCTTCTCCACTAACTGCTGTAAAATCAGTAGTTTTAATTGCAGTTTGCCAACTAATTCCACCAGTTGCACCAAAACCTGTTTGAGTAGCGCCGCACGCAAGTGTAACTGCTGTGCCTGATCCACCTAAAGTTAAGGTTGAACCACTTTGTTTATCTATTGCATCTACTTCTATTTTTGACATTATACTATTACTAAAGTCCCTGTTA